ATTGAAGAAAGAGCTTGGAAGACTCCTGATAGTTCTTCCGATGATCTGTATCCGTATGGTGTTCCGTACTACTTGACGTACTACACAGATACAAGTGGTACACTGAATACCAGTTCTGGTTTCAATGGCGTAGCCGCTAAGTTTCAGGACGGTAACTATACTGGCACAATCGCTGGTATAAACGCTGTCAACGAGGCCAAATGGCGTAACTATTGTGCACTATACACCAGTGTCAACAACGCTATGCTGAAGACTTTCCGTACTGCGTTTGTCCTCACAAGATTCAAACCACCGCTGTTTGTCAACGATCCGGCTTCAAAGCGTACTGCACAGAAGCGTGTGTATGCTGGTTCTGATACTGTAACCGATCTTATGGATCTTGCAGACCAGAAGGATGATCGCCATAGCGGTAAAGATGTACTGTCGAACTTGAAGGTAGATGACGGTGGTCTCTGTTATGTCAACAGGCTTCCTGTTATTTACATTCCGCAGCTTGATGGTGCAGACTACGACCCAGTTTACTGCATTGATTTTTCCAAGTTTATTCCTTATGTTCAGGATGACAACTGGATGCACGAAGACGATCCTCAGACCGATAGAGGTCAACATACGACCTTTACCGTGTTTTTGGATGGCTCTCATAATAACCTGTGTTTGAACAGGCGTACATGTGGCTTCGTATTACACAAAGCTGCGTAATTAAAACTTAGTCCTAGAAAGGAAAAAGAAAATGAGTAAAGGAAAAGCAAAAGTTAATTACCTCCACAGGGCTGGTTTAGTAGGTCACAGTACAGCACCTGATTGGGGTTTCATCTACGACACCTCTTTGGTGAAAAGTGCAAAGTGGATCATAGGTGACAAAGTGGAGTTAGCAGATGGACGTGAGTTCATCTACTCAAAGTCAAGTGGTGTATGTGCGTCTGGTCAGGCTGCTGATTTTGCAGCCACAGGTGCTATACCCTACACCTTGTTATCTGCTGCCCAAGCTATTCGCGACAGGCAAATCTCATTTGTTGCACGTACGCATAGTGCGATTGCTAAAGATGAACTTAGAGGTGGGTATATTGTGCTGTGGGGCGAGGCCCTAAAAGACATGACTAGAGGTATTATCGGTAATGATGTGTCAGCAGAAAATGCTGCCATTACGATTTACTTGGATGGCCCACTCACACGAGCAGTAGATACTACCACTCCCGGAGAAGCGTATGAGAATCCGTATGCGAATCTTATCAACACTGGTTCAGGTAATGCCAACCTTGCAAAGGCTGGTATTCCTGCTACTTATGTTGGTGCTGCGGATACGTATTTCTGGGTTCAGAAAAGTGGCCCGGTCTTTATCGCTCCACAGTCTGACGTTATCACCAATGTTACTGGTTGTTACTTCAGGCATGACGGCAGTGTTGAGGCTGATATTGATGTGGACACCAGAACCGCAGGCGTCAACACCACGCAGTATGCAGGGCATAGAATCATAGGAGACTATGATAATAATGGCCCGTTGTTCATGCTACAAGGCTAAAATGTGATTTATTGTTCTAGGGGGTATTCGTACCCCCTAGAATTTCTTTTTGAAAGGATGTAAGATGAAACTTAATCACGCAAGAATTATAATTGGCAGACCAGATGTTGTTGAAGCTCTCGAAACAATTGCGGCAGCAGAAGCAGCGGAGACAGAAGCACTAGTAGAGGATGCACCAGAGCCTGATGCTGAGGACACTGACAATGACTGACCTCGAAAAAGCAGAGTTTGTGGTTGAGCCGAACTGCCTGACTTTCACAACTCAAGTTAACGGTGACAGGTTGATTATAGCTGGACTCGTACTTACTGCTGACCAGGCCGCTGCTATTGCATACATGATAAACAACCAAAGCGAACTTAGAGTGGAGATAAAAACTAATATCTAAGCCTGACTCTGGCCCTCTGGTTAAAGACATGGGGGGTCAGATAGGGCTTTTAACCCCGTGTCTTAGGAAGGAGACAAATTATGACAATACAAGAAGCATTAAAGAATGTTGACATCATAGCAGCCAATACTGTGATGAACCGTGCAGAGCACGGTGCGTTAATAGAGAGCATCACACTCGTCACACAACGCTGCAATTTGGCAGACAAGCTGGAAAAAGAAATTATCGAGTTGAATAAAGCTTTGTCAAAATCAGACAAAGCTAAACATAAATTAGAAATGACCAGGAAGAAAAAGAGATGAGCGAACCTACTGGAAGTTTGACATTTGAAAGTCTGGTCACGCGTGTAGCTGAAGAAGCTGGAATAGCTTATCACGGCGATGACGGGCAGGAACGACCTAATGTTCCTATAGACGCACACGACCTATTTGTGTGTAAACAAGCAGTGAACGACGGAATAAGAATGTTCATAGCTGATGCACCAGAAAATGGGTGGCGGTGGATGCGAAGAATTGCTTCTGTGACTATGACAGCTACACGCATTACTGGTACTGTTGATAGCGTAAGTGGAACGGCACCAGGAACTTACACGCTAGTGGACGCCACGCTAACTGCTTCTTATGACACTGACGACGACCTTTTAAATTACTACGTCTACATCCTGACTGGAACTGGTATAGGGTGCTACGCTAAGATAACAGGTTACACCGCAATATCCGGCACTGTTACTGTGGCTGATTGGCTAGACTCCAATGGAAATGCAATTGCCCTTACTGGTGGTGCAGTTCCGGTAGCTACGGATACATTTGCCATCACACCCATTGAAACAGTTGGAGGCGATATTTCCAGATACCCACTACCAGAGAATTTCGGTGGTGATACTACTGGCAGAATAGAATACGCTAGCAGTACTAATCACGCTGGTATTATAGAGTGGCGTGATGAGGCGTTCATCAGGGCCAGACGTGCGGTAACAGTCATAACTGGCTATCCAATGTACGCTGCCATAAGACCACTGGAACCGGTTACGAGTTCTGCTAGTGCCAAGCGAAGGTTCGAGATTATATTCGACCCTCAGCCTGTTGCTGCGGATACAATAGAGTTTCCGTATACGCTGCATTTTGATGACTTGCAGCTTGAAGCTGGTGACGCTAGTTCGGTCAGTGGAACCACTGGTCTACTGGACACTGCTCTTAATGCTCTTTACCCAGATGATTATTTCAATGGGTGGAAAATCAAAATAGTCAGTGGGACTGGCAAGAATAGTTATGCTGTTGTTGATGACTACACAGGTGGCACAGCACAATTTGATGTGGTTGATTGGCTGTTTATCAATGGAGCCGTTGGAGGTACAGACCCAGCAGCTGCAAGTGTTTATGTAGCTGAACCCGTGAACAACTTACATCCAGCAGGTTACAGATTTGATGAAATTATTCTGGCGGCGTGTATGGCTAAGGCTGAGATGGAATTTGAAGATGTCGCTGGCAATTATGTAGAACAATATCACAAGAAATCTTTGAGTGAAGCTTTTAGGATAAATAACAGAAGTGCTCCCAGGCAACTGGGTTCGATGAACTTAGGAGAACGTCACGCACGCGACCGTACGTGGACTGACATAACTTATAATTAAAAAAGTAGAAATGGAGAAACGAAAATGGCAGATCAAGAACCAAGAAAATGGCAAAGAGATGAATGGAAGGGTGAATTGCCCATCCTGTACAAAAAGTTGACAATAACAGATGCAGAACTCAAGCTACTGGTAGGTGCACCAAAAGAATTGGTGCCAAAGCCAGGAGCAGATAAGTTTGTTGAAATGGTAAGTCTTGAACTTATTCTGCGTGCCGGTACAGAAGTCTTGACCGAGAGTACTGATAATTTGGTGCTTGGTTATAATGATGGTACTGTAGCAATAGGTGAAACTATTGAGACTACTACTTTTCTGACCTCGGCAACAGATGCTATTACTCGTTGGTTTGGCAAAAAAGATGATTTGATTGCCAACATAGCAACCATAGTCAATCAGAACGTCGCTCTCTTAAACAACAGTGGTAATTTTGCCGGTTGTGCAAGTGGAGATTCTGCATTGCTAGTTACAATGGCTTATAGGATACGCGAGACAGAGCTTTAAGATTATCCCCGCGTGCGTGTTTTTGCATAGCTGTAACCGGGGGCTACAACCCTCGGTTACAGTATTATATCTTTGATTGAAAGGTATTATAATGAAATTACCATTTCCATTTTTGGGTCTGGACAAAGGTCGTGCTGTATGCGAACAACCAGAAGCAACATCCGCCGACATAAATAATGTTCGCCCGTATGACGTTCTTGACAATCGCTTGCGTGGTGGACAGAGACCCGCTCTAGACAAGTGGGGTGAGGGCGACCAAATAGGTGACACAGAGCAGCCGGTAGTTGCTATGTGCTCAGTTAGCTCGGTGGCATAACGTGGCCATAACCTGGACAGAAAGACAACCTGCTGGTGCTAACGATAAGCCGTGGTACGCCGCAGCCTCCGATGCCGATGGCAGCAACCTAATAGTTGGAGTGTATGGCGGCGGTGGCAGGTTGTATGTTTCGTCTGACTACGGAGTAAATTGGACAGAGACACGACCTAAAGGTGATACAGGTGGAACATGGGCGTGCGTAGCTTCCGATTCTGATGGAAGCCATCTTATAGCCATAGAATATCCTGGACGCGTATACACTTCATCCAATGGTGGATCGTCGTGGATAGAAAGACGACCTAATGGTGACGCGGATGGGAATTGGGCATCAGTAGCCTCCGATGATGATGGTAGTCGTCTTGTAGTTGGAGAAAACAATGGACGTCTTTGGACTTCATTTAATGGTGGATCGTCTTGGTCCGAAAGACGCCCTGCTGGTGACGAAGATGAGTATTGGTATTCGGTAGCCTCTGATTCCGACGGCAGTCATCTTATAGCTGGCATAGATCTCAATTTGTATACTTCAGCTAGTAGTGGATCATTCTGGTCGCTCTCTAAAACCACAGCCATAGCGTGGTTCGGAGTAGCTTCCGATTCTGATGGCAGCAACCTGATGGCTGGAGAATTTAATGGAAATCTGTACACTTCAGCTAATGGTGGATCGTCTTGGACACTCTCCAAAGATGGGACCAAACCTTGGAGGGCGGTAGCTTCCGATGATGATGGCAGTCATCTAATAGCTGGAGAAGACGATGGACGCTTATACATTTCATCTGACAGTGGAGATACCTGGACTGAAGAACAACCTGCTGGTGCTAGCAATAAGAACTGGTACGCAGCAGCCTCTGATTCTAATGGCAGTCATCTTATAGTTGGAGATAGGACTGGGCGTCTATATACTGGAGTTATTCCACCGCCGAACAAACCAATAAACCCCACACCTGCTGATATAGCTACAGGCATAAAACTTGGACTGTTAAAACTAACCTGGGAAGCTGGATAATGGACGAAACCTACAATGTGTATTTTGACTCCGGCGACGGACTAGAGCTTGTAGCAGCAGGTATATCTGCTGTTGAATATACCGTTGCCTTTGGTCCACTTAACTACAATACTGAATACAGTTGGAGGGTTGACGCTATCAATGATTCTGGAACCACAACTGGCGATGTGTGGACATTCACCTGCATAAAATATGATCCACCGCTGCCGTCAGGTATGACACTTGACGACGATGGTGAACCTACTGGGACACCTACGGGTGAGAATTGTATGCTGACAACTAGACTGATAGTTGCAGCGGCTGATGATAAAATTTGGTTTGAGGACATATAAAATGGCAGACGTGTCTTTAAGTGAAGCGATTACTTATAAAAGATTAGTAGTTGCTGCAAACAACGACATTTATTACGAGGACATAGGTGTGACTATTGGAAAGATGACAGAATTGGACACAAGTAGTGGAGCTATAGACACTTCTGACCAGCTTAATATGTTTGAAGCTTTTCAGAAGGTTTTTGTAGTCAATGGTGGCAATCTCAAGGTTGCAGATTTTATCAACACAAAAATAACCTGTACGGCTTTAACCGATAATAGATGCCCGGCGAAGGGAGACATTCTGACGCAGGACCAAGGTGCTAGCAAATATGCATATATGGTTGTGGACTTTGTAAACACAGCAAGAACCAATATCTTTGGCTATGCCTATTATGCTGGTGGAGCGACTGCATTTCTTACTACTGTTGACATTACCAGCAATGATGCTACTGGCAGTATGGACCCTAACCCGATAGTAAATGCAACCATCACTGCAATTACTGCTGCACCACACTGGTATGATTGGACGGCTTATCCTGATGTCACCATAGACAGTACAGTAACTTCCTATGGCAGTATGCCTAACAAAGCCTATATTGGTTGCCTCTATCGAGGCCGATGTGTAATCAGTGGAAATCCAGAAGCACCATTTCAGTGGTACATGCCCAGACAGACTAATCCGTTTGACTTTGCATACGTCGCCAATGATGCACAGTCACCAGTTGCTGGTGGCAACTCCGATGCTGGTGAACTTGGTGACATAGTGCGTGCATTGATACCTTATAAAGACGACTTTCTTGTTTTTGGATGTGCGAGTTCAATGTGGTTTCTAGCGGGAGACCCAGCAGAAGGCGGGTCATTGAATGAGCTTGACCTTACTGTTGGGATATTTGGAGCCAATAGTTGGTGCTTTGATGGCAATGGAAACTTGTACTTTTGGGGAACCAATGGACTTTACAGAACAACCGTACCAGGAAATCCAGAATGCTTATCTGCGTTGCCGTTGCCAAGATTAGTTAAAGACGAATTGGTTGATCCATCAACATATCGCATAACTATGGAATATGACCGTATACGCAGTGGAGTTTTAGTTTGCATTACAAAAATATCTGACGGGAGTAACTCAAATTACTGGTATGATTTGAACACTGGCGGGTTTTTCCCGGAAACTTATTCTAATGAGTGTGGAGTTTATTCTTTATTCCATTACGGGGCTAACAATTACGCATTCAAAGACATGCTGATTGGGTGCAAAGACGGGTACATAAGAAAATTTAATGAGGCTTTGAAAAGTGACAATTCTTCTGCTGATGCTGTTGGTGCCGGAAGTGACCTAATTGATAGTTACATAACCTTGGGTCCATTACAGTTAGCGAGCGATCCTAGTAACAAGGGCAAGATAACAGGATTGAAATTTATTTCTGCAGGTGGAGCAACTGATGGCACAGAATCTGATTCAGATGACATAACCTGTAACATATTTGTGGGAAAATCAGCAGAAGAAGTTGTAGAAAAAATGGCAGCGGGTACAGCCCCTGTTTTTGGGAAGACAATAAAAGCTCCGGGTCGTAATCGAGGTGGTGTGATAGGACGAAAGATTACAGGTGTTTATGCCGGGATTAAATTACAGAACAATACCTTAGCCCAATCATGGGGCTTTGAACAATTATTGATAGACGCAAAACAATCAGGAAAACTTAAATAAAGAAGGAGAAGACCGATGGCTGTTCTGATTCCAGATGAAGTTAGTGCTGCTTATGAAAAAGCAATAGACTACTATCGC